CTAAAAAAGCTGCCCCAGACCTGCGGGCTGCCAGTTCATGATAACCAGTTCGCCGGTCACATCTGCCTTGCCCTGCCGTTGGTTGGTGTTGCTGTAGCGGATATCCATGCGTTCCAAGTGGAAGCCATCGAAGGCACGCCGGATGTCCGGGTGGTCGTTGATGCTGACCATCACCTTGCCCTTGCACCGACGCATGAAGTGGGCCATGCGCTCGTACTCCTCGAAGGGGAAGTCGACGCCATAGCCGGCGGTCTGCCAGTACGGCGGGTCCATGTAGAAGAATGTGTGCGCTCGATCGTAGCGCTCGGCGCAGGCGAGCCAGGACAGGTTTTCGACGTAGGTGCCAGCGAGGCGCTGCCACGCAGCAGACAGGTTTTCCTCGATACGCAGCAGGTTGATGGCAGGTCCGGTCGTGGCGGTACCGAAAGTCTGCCCGGTGACCTTGCCACCGAAGGCATGCTGCTGGAGGTAGAAGAACCGCGCAGCACGCTGGATGTCGGTCAGGGTCTCGGGGCGCGTCATTTTCTGCCACTCGAAGATCTGGCGAGAGCTGAGCGCCCACTTGAACTGACGGACGAACTCCTCCAGGTGGTTCTGCACCACGCGGTACAGGGTGACCAAGTCACCGTTCAAATCATTCAGCACCTCCACTGGGGCGGGCTGGGGACGCATGAAGAACAACGCGGCACCGCCGGCGAAGACTTCGACATAGCATTCATGAGGGGGAAAGAGGGGATCAAGCGGTCGGCCAGGCGGCGTTTTCCACCCATCCAGGGGATGATTGGAGAGGTCATAGGTATGCAAGTCTTTACTGCATGGATAAACAGGTTTTAGGCTCGCCGCGCTTTGTGCACAAGGCAGAGGCCACGGCTGGACTTGCAGGAAGGGTCTGCGGGTTCGGTGGGCCGGGCTGGATGTTGACGCATCCGCCCGGCTCGCCTCTTTACTACTTGGTGACTTCGCGGACGTAGGCCTGACAGGCCTGCAGCGCAATCAGTCCCCGGTCGCCGTAGTTGGTGATGGCAACAATTCGTTGAGCATGCGCTCGGTCAAGTTGGGCGCGTATGGCTCCATGTACCACGCCTCCGGTGCTGGTGGCTTCACGCAACCCACCGTCACAACACTGGGCGGCAAAGGTGATTTCGGAGGGGGTGTTTTGAGTTGAGGCAAAACAATTGCAGCCATAAGCTGTTGCTTCCCCAATCGGAGTAATGCAATGGATATGAAAATCATCTCGTACCTAGGGCTGATCGTGGCCTTACTCGGCCTTTTGATGGCTTACATCAAGTTGGAAACCCGAGAGGTAAAACGACTTCAGCGAATCCTGTTCCGCGGCTGGGTGCTGGTTTCGCTGGCGTTTTTGACACAAGCATATGCTCGTGACCTGTACAAGATGGTCCAACCAGGTCAGCCGGTGAACATCGAGACAATTGTGGTTGGACATGGCCTGATGTTTGGCCTCGTCTCCTTTGCCGTGATTCTTCCAGTCCTACTCCTGCACTGGCGGAATGTTGATAGGACGGAATGATCTCGCCATAAAAGGAATCCGTGCACTAGAAGAGCCGATGCGGGGCGGCGATGCTTTGCATTCCATGATCGTTCCCAGCTAGCTGCCGAGACTGGCTCCCAAATCCAGCTGCCGACGCCGCTCGCCCCAGTGCGGCATAAGCTTACCCACCAAGCGCAGGCGCCACCCAAGATATCGCGCGTTTCATCGGATAGAACCCCCTGCGCGTCTGCTTTACCGTATGCCCTACCCGGCTCGCCCGCTCGATTGCACCAGGCTCCGCCAGCTCAGTTTCTCGTCGCTTCGCCCAAGCCACAGCCGCCTGTTTGCGGGCGAACGTCTGGCTCTCTTGGTAAACTGTCACCTTGTCGCGGTTGATGCAGATCTGAGCTGTGTAGCTGATGGTGCCGTCGGCCTTCTTGCGGGGTCTGATCGTTACCATGTTAATTGGTACACGTCCTGATTGGCTTGGTACATTGCACCAAGCGCGTGGTAACAACGCCCCACCCTCCGAAAATCGGTACTGAACACGTTGAACGAAATGACTGCAAAATCAGGCTCAAAGCCGGAAATCATGCGCCCTGAGCCCTCCCGCCGCTTCAGCGTTGCGCCGATGATGGATCGTGTCGATTAATCGAATCGGCCCAGTATTTACGGGGCCTGTAGGCATGCTGTGTTTTTGCTGTAGCAAAAATTAAGCAAGGGGGACGGGATAGCCACATAAGTGGCTATTTTTTCGACAGGAAAAAGGCAGCACTCCGGTATGGCACTGCCGGTGTTTCTCATGGCTGGGCGCCGAGCTCGGCCAGCCGTGCCTCTGCTGAACTCGCGATCATGATGTAAAGCCTCTCGATCGCAGCGGCTGGAATCGCTTTCAACACCTCCAGCGCCTCTACCAGGCTATCGGCCCGCGCCTGAGCAATCAGGCAATTGACCGCGGTGTCACTCACCTCGATATCCGCCACCCGCTTGCGCAGCAGGCCGTGGATTTCTGACGGCATGATGATCCCCGGCAAGAACTCTCCAGGTTTGGCTCTTCCGTTAGTACTGTCCACAGGTATCGCTCCCTGCGTTGAATGGCCGGTATAGGTCGGGTCGAACGTGAACAGGCCGATATGCTAGGCCTTTTCGTGCTCCATCAGCCCCCAGGCTCGGGCGGGGTCGGACAGATCCAGCATATCAGACAGCTGCAGGTCGTCGACCTGATTCGGGCCGTGGCATTCGAAAGCCATGCCAGCGAACGGCTGGTCGAGTACAATCACCGGTTAGATAGGCCTTCCCGCCAGATAAGATCAGAAGGACATGAGAATTAAATGACACGAAACATATTTCAAACTCTGGTGTTAATAATTTTTCCTGGCTATTTTCTTTATCACGGACTCAGATCGCTTATCGATATACCCTATATTGGATGGTATACGGTATCTCTAATACTAGCAGTTGTTTTTGTTCAGGCATCCAATGCCTACAGGGCAGTAACCAAACCAGTACACACAGATCTATCATCATTTATAATTTCTTCAATGTTCTGGCTTCTGGTGCTCTTGATGTCAGGAACCGTTGCCGTAAACCACGCTCTTATTAGCAATAGCTACATTACAAGCTCAGGACTGGTATGGAGCGTATCTATTATCATATGGATGATAGGATTCTACGGGCTCGGTCAACGATTTGAAGTTAGAGGCTCAAGATATGGCGGAATTCTATTTTTCGCACTAACAATAGCCTATGCCACTTTGGCCTATCTACTTTACTCCCCGGATAGCGGAACGATTGAATTCACTTCAAGCGACGAAGACTTGTCAAATCTTGCAAATTACCAAGGCGCAGCAAGATCTGTACTCTATACAGGACTAATATTCATTCCATTTATTTATTCAAAAATACTAAAGTCTATTTATTTTCTTTCGTACTGCGCAATTCTTTACTTCATAGGCTCAAGATCAGATCTGTATCTGATAATAGCAGTCTTGCCATTTTTCGTAATAATTACCTACGGAATTTATTCTGTATTTGCGATTTCTTTTGCGGTGCTGCTGTGCGTCTCTTTTGCACTAATTGGGGGCTTTGAGCTAGGATCTAGATATAGTGCAGATATATCCTCTGATCCATCTCTATTAGAAAGACACTCTCTAATGGTTGCTGGATGGGAAGGTATATCCAACAATCCAATTGTAGGTGACTACCTTGGCCAGGTTCGTGACTTTGGTGACGTTGGCTACTACATTCATAACGCTCTATCTATGTGGCAAGCATTCGGAATTATCCCTTTCATAATTTACTGCTCCCTAATAACCATATCGGCAATTGTATCAATTCTTATAATAGCAAAAAACAGGAAAAGCGGTTTTGCCGAATCACTATTCTACATATCAATAACGAGCGTTATAGCGGTATCTGCAACAAAGTCGATAACTTGGGCGCTTCCTGCTTTGGCGTGGGGAATGCTACACAGATACTATCATCAAGCACGCTTAGCAAAATCTGTATCTCATCAATAAAATTACGATATAAAACAAGCCCGCCGTACGCGGGCTTGTTTTTATAACTTTGCTACTACGATCATGCCTCAGTAACTTCAACTGTCGCAGACCAGTTGTACGCTACGGAGCCGCCGGAGTTGACGAGCAGAATCATGTCAGCCCCAGATGGCTGCAGGACCAAACCACCGCCGAATCCAGCACTTGCTGCGTTGGCGATGGTAGTCACAGCCCCTTGCAGAGTTGCCACGCCTGCATTCAGATAGGCGCAGGCAAAAAGCTCTACGCTTCTGCGTTCGGTACCCGCGGCATTGCCTCCTGTTACTTTGGCCTTGATCATTACGGTCTTGCCAGCAGTCAGGGATCGCTGCCAAAGAACTACGTTGGATGCCGAGGTGCTTGTAGCCTTGGTTCGCATAGGGCTTGAGCTCGTCACGTTCGCCAATCCGGTGAAATCACCATTTGTGCCCGACAGGTTACTCTCTTGCGGCCATTCTACGATTTTCCCTATGGCCCGAACGGCAGTGTCACGAGCGCCAGCGATATTGACGCTCCCGCGAACTCTGATAGTGCCACCGAGAGTTGAGTTGAAAATACCCCAGTCCATCCTGGTGGTGGCATCGCTGATCGCGGGATCTTGGATGATCATGTGACCGCTTGCGGTCTGATGAAGGATGGCTGCCTTGCCCGCCCCATTGTTCTGGTTGCACTCGCGAAGAGTGGGTCTAATGCGAACTCCGCTCGCGTTGGTGGCCGTCATTACGATGCCTTCATCGCCAACCGTTTGAGCAATCACATCAATATCAAGATCCTTGGCGCCATCGCCTTGGATGAGCACGGCGTTCGAAGTGACGTTCGTGGCAACAAGGTCACACTTGAGGTCGCGGATTGTTCCGTTGATCGCCAGCCCTACCGCACATCCGTCAACCGTTCCGCTGAGTAGCGGGCCGTTCACGCTACCAGAGCCGACACAGTTCATTTCGAACAGGTTGCTGCCGATACCGTTTGCAGTTATGCCCAGAGCGCTGAGCGATCTGATTGCAGCGTTGGAATCACCGCTTTGGAACTTCACGCCAGCGAGTCCGGTATTTGTGATGACAGCTCCATCAACGTTGAGTGCGCCGCCCTGCATGTAGAAGGCGTGCTGACCGGGAATGTCGTGGATGATCGCATTTTGGATGCTGTGAGCACGGCTGATTACCGAAGCGGCCGAGTACAGCTCGCTGAGTACTCCTTGAGCAACGCCGCTGATGTTTGCGCCTGGTACACGGAGGTTGTCGCAGATGCCGTAATCCGGTTGCGAATCTCGGATGTATAGGCCTGCCTGGAAATTCCCGAGCAATGGGATTGAATGTCCGTAGAGATGAGTGCCTTCGATTGTAGGGTGATCGATTAGGATGTTCTCTCCCCCGAAGATCGCGATGCCGGCAGATGCGCAGTTGCGGACGTGAGGCCGTATGGCACCACTGTTAGTGCACCCCCAAAGCTGAATGGCTCGGTCGTCGTGGCCTCCCATCCCGGTCCAGGTGTTGGACCAGGCCCCTTCACCAAGGATCATTGCGCCGTTCATCATCAACCACACATTGTCCTTAAGGATCGCCTTGAACGTGGTGGTGTTGGGCAGGATCTGCTGAATGCGAACCGATGGATCAGTGGCGATGCTGTTGTGCGCATTCATCAAGATCTCGCCAACTACTCGATATGGCGATGCCATTGGCGGGAAGTACACGCATGCCCAGGCGTTGAGAGCAGCTTGAATGGCTGGGCGCCAGTCCCATGTAGTTGGGCTACCACCTGGGGTGTAGCCGCCACAAAGGTGGGCATACTCCCACACGTTGCAGGGCATGCCAGAGATCACGTCCGAGATGGTTACGATGGCTTTGTCCAGGGTACGGCGCTTGTAGCCAACGCCCATGCCGCCAAGACTTGCATCACTCGGCGAAGACAGATCCTGTACGACGTGCGGCACGCCATCAGGGAATTGGTAGAACACATTGGCCGAGTTGTTGATAGGACCTTGAATTCCCCCGACAACATCTCCTACATACTGCTGCATCCAAAGCTTGTTGACTGCGTCCTGGTTATCGGTAGGGTCTGCCAGGTTCTTGATCTGGCGGCCCTCCGCATCGTAGTAGTTCTTTCCGATCGGACGCTTGAGCGCGCGCGAAATGCCAGCGAACCCTTGCTGTATGAGCATGGTCAGGCGATCGAAAACCGTTTCGTGCGTTTCAGCCAGGAACTTGCCTTGGTTGCGCAAGTCGGTTGGCTGAACCGGGTCCATGACGCGAGAAATGGTGAGCGATGCGCCGACAACACCAAGAAATCCGGCGGCATAGGCGGATGTCAGCGTGCCGCCATTCTGGGAACCTGCACCGGACAACGTGTATTGCGCCCCCGTCAGGGTTTCCGAAGTCCCGTCCTGTTTGACCAGGACAGCCTCAATGTCTGTGTCCTGCAGGAACCGATACGGGATCGGGAACGCCGGGCCGCCAGATACGTACTCAACAACGCTATCAGTGGTCGATACGGTCAATTTTCAATGCTCCAGAAATGCGAAAGCCCCGCATGTGCGGGGCTCTCTGTGAGGTTGCTTGAAGTCTGTCAGCGCGCTATCCCAAATGGGTCTTGGTAGCTCTGGGATGGTCGAACGAGGAATTCCTGGCCGTTCTGCTGCCTGATCCTTTCTTCAGTTCGACGCAGAGAGCCTGGGTTCATTGCCTCTTGCACCGAGTACAGGAACAGGTGGTCCAGCGCGATCCGGGTGTAGAACAGGTTCATGAACGGGGTGTTGTTCTGGGCCAGGCGTAGGGCTGATGCCGCAGTGTCGTCGCCTTCCTTTGCCCGAGCCCACAGGTTTATCAGGTCGGCGGCGGTGCCCAGCGTTGGGCCAGCTGCTGACTCGAGCGCCGTGTTGCCGAACCGGTTGGCCTCGCCAAATAGGTAATCCCCGAAGATGCCCAGGCCGCCGCCCTGCACCATGGCTGCCAGCCAGGTCTTGGGATCGTCGGCTGGGCGCGGCTCGCGACCCTTGGTTACATCCTTGGAAGCCATGGATAGGTAGCCGAAGGCGGTAGTCCACAACATGAGCTGCGCCAGGGCCAGGCGCTCGCCATTGCCATTGCGCAAGGCCTGGATCAGGTCACGTCCACCTCGGAAGCTGTTGCCAAGGCCTGTCGGCGTATAGCCCCTACCATAAAGCTCGCGGCCCAACGTCTTCTGCATGTAGGCAGCCGGAAAGCTTTTGAACTGGGTGACAAAGCGCAGCAGGTCTCCCGGCACCGTTCCTGGCTGGGTACCCTGGTTCATGATCGATCGAGTACGCGCATCCGGCTCCAGCACGGCATAGGTAACCCGGTCATTCACGTAGGCGCGCAGGCTGCGCTCCAGATCCTGTCGGGTTTCGCGGATTGCGCCAGCTGATACCGGGCGGTTGCGCTCTGCCAGGTACTGGCCGATGCGTTCATCGCTGATACCTGCGATTCCATCAGGCGTCATGTAGTCCCGACCATCAGCCATGCGGGTGTCCATCTCGCGCAATAGATCCCACTTGCCGGCGTCGAGGTCGTACAGACCCAGGGCGCGCTTGAAGTCGCCATTGAGCGAGCCCCAGGCCTTGCCTTTGTTCTGGGCCAGGTTGTGCGCCATCATCAGGCCGGCGCTGGCCTTGTTGGCATCGGTCCACCAAGACAGGCCATTGAGGCGGAAGAACTGGCTCATGCCGCGGGACATCTTGCCGCCCACCGAGTCATCGGCGGAGAAACGGCGCATGATCTCGCCACGCATCGAGTCGGCGTAGACGCCATAGGCCGACAGGATCTGCCTCTGCTCGGCGCTGCCCCGCCCCTTCAACAGGCCGGCGCCCATCTCTGCCAGGCTGCCCAGGAAGCTCTGTCCCTGGTACCGCATTTCACTGGCTGCTACCGGGAGGTCGGTGAAGCTGGACAGCAGTGCACCGCCGAGCTTGGACAACGACTGCCAGGCCCGGACATTGGCAGCCACGCGCGCCTGGGTTGCGTTACCTGGGATTCGGGTCTGGCCGCTGACTTCCTTGAAGCGGTTGTCGATCACGCCGCGGCGGGCGGTGTCGAAGTTGGCCAACGCTGCAGGGTCGCCTCCGGCCCGGACGTCTTCCTTGATCGCATCCAGGGCCATGTTAAGGTTTGCCTCTGGCTTGGTGCCAAGCCGGCGCATCAGGGCGGTGTTCTGCCCGGACAGGTCCAGGCCGCGCAGCACGGCCTCACGCAAGTTGCCGGTGCCGAACATCTGGTTGTACTCGTGCCAGGCCACTCCATCCTTGAAGTGCAGCACGCGCTCTTGGCTCAGCTTCTTGGCCAGGTTGGCCGGGCCACGGAAACCGTTGGGCTGCTGGCCGGTTGGCGACTTCAGGTGATCGCCTGAGACCAAGCCGTCGTACACACCCTTGAGGAAGGTCATGGGGTTGCCGCCTTCGCGGAACGTCGCCGGGTCGAGACGCGGCAGGATCTCTTCTGCCCAGCGGTCGAAGCCGGCAGCGCCAATCTTTTCGCTGTCGTGGCTCTGGCGAGCGATGTAACCAGGCAGCTTGCCGATGCTCGCGCCCGCGCGGTTGGCATCGATGCGGGCGCCCTCTTGGTACTTCTGGATGATTTGGGCGATCTCGACGACCTGCGGATTTAGGTCCTTGGTGTCTTCACCCTTACCAATGCGCCATAAGGCATCTGCAATGTCCTGATCCGAGTCGCCACGAGCAAGCACGGCAGTCAGGTCTGCCCGATCAAGGTCAGCCAACATGCCGCCTATGTAGGCGTCCCCCAGAGCCTTCTGCTCGGCAGCCACGGACAGCCTTGAACCCTGACGCGCAAGATTGGTGCCGACAAGGAACGATTCCACGCCAAGGTCAGGGCGGTCGGCGAACTGATCACGGACGAAGGCCACCAGCCGGGCGCGGGCCCGCACGTTGATCAGTGCGTTGCGCCGCTCGATGATGGCGGCATGCTCGGCCTGCCTGGCCAACTCGTCAGCAGCCCTGAGCGCAGCCTGCTCGCTGCCCAGCGCGCCTTCGCGAGCCATGATCTCCTGGGTTCTCCCGCGAAGCAGTTGGAAGATTTCTTGAATCTCATTCGACTCCATGTCGCCGGCGGCGGCGCGGACCGCGTCGGCGCACGGGCTGATTCCCGATGGAAGTGCCATCAACCTCTCCCCAGTTCACAGATGGCCGCGGCACGGTAGGCCTTGGCATATTGTTGGGCCTTGGCGGCCTCGGCTTCGGCAGCTGCCATTTCATCGCGACCAAGCGCCTCTACTTGGGCGCGCTGGTCATCGGGCAACTGCTCGAGCATCTCGCGGGCCAGGGCCTCGTCTTCTGCCAGGGCGGCGCGGGCTTCCTCCAAGTCGTCGGCGGCCTGCCCCTGCCCGTCCACGCGCCGGCTTTCTGCCTGCCCCTCGGGATCGATGCGGCGAGTCTGTGGCCGCTTGAGGTATTCCAGCGCGCTAGCGGCCTTGGCCGGCTCGTCCAGTTCGAACAGCTTGGCCACGTCAATGTCGCGGCCGCTCATTGCCTGCGCCACCGAGGTTCGCAGGGCGTTCTCGCGAATGGTCCAGTCGGCACCCTCGGCGGTTTCGCGGGCGGTGCGGATCGCTGAGCCCAGTGGGCGCTGCTGGTAGCCCTGCATGATTTGTCTGGCGCGCGCCTGGATTTGTGGCTGCAGGCGCTCAGGCACCTGGCCGCGCTCAATCAAGCCCAGGTCGCGGCGGTCCAGCTCGCCTGCCCGGTTGCGCTCCAGCATGGTGTCGATCTCGCTGGTACGGGCGCGGATCTGCTCGCGTTCCGCGGCAATAGCGTCTCTGGCGGCGCGCTCAGCCTGCTTACGGCTCAGGCGTTCGCCCTGGAAAGCTTTGGCGCGATCACGGTAGGTGGCATCGAGTGCCATGTCTTGCGCAACCAGCCCAACACGCTCGGCCTTGAGGTCAGCCACATTGCCGACGCGCTCGCCGGTCAGCGACGGCCTGATCTCGTCCAGGGCCTGTTGCTCTGCCGATCGATACAGCGAAGCCTGGTCGGCCTCCAATTGCCTGGACAGCCCGGCGCGCAGGGCAACATCCGGGTCTTCGTCGAACAGTCGGCCAAGGTCCAGGCTGCGGCCAGTATCTGCAGGGCGCGCTGCAGCGCCAGCATTGAGGGATGTCTCGACCGCTGGCGTCTCGGCGGCCAGCCGCCGACGCAACGCATCGCTCACGGCCCCGCCAACCGAGTGAAGGCCGCCGCCGAGCAGGCCACCAAGCGCGATATTTGCCAGTGAGTCGGACAGGCCGTATTCAGTCTGGTCCTGCTGGGCCGCCAGCAAGGGAAGCGGCTCCAGAATGGCAGCGCCAACCGACCCCTCCAGTGCACCCACGCCGCCACGCACTGCGGCGCGCTCTAGCGGCGAAGCTGCCCCTGCCAGGAGACGTGCATAGCGTGCTTCGCCAACCAAGGGAACAAAGGCCGACGCAATGTTGAGCGGATCGAGCAACGATGCCGCAAGACTGCCTGCAATCTTGGTTGGCAGCGATCCACCGCCAGCGCGGGCCATGATCTGCTGGCGCGCCAGCTGCTCCTGATGGCGCTGCATCAGGATGTCCAAGGCGCCTTGGCGAATCCCCTGCTCAGGGATCTTGATGTCCAGGCCAGCTCCAGCAACTTGATCACGCGCCTGCTCGGCGCCGATTAGTGGAGTTTCAGGCTCAAGGCGGCCAGCGTTGGGCGCAAGATATGACTCGGGGCCCATGACAACCGCCCGCCCCTGATCCTGCTGGTTCAGCTCTTCAAGGCGGAATGCCGATGTGCTTGGGTTGGTGGAGAACGCTTCATCGAACGCAGCGCCGAACACATCACCGCTGTCGGAGGGAATGTCCAGCAGCGTGCGCCGATCCAGCGCCGGGGCGTCGCCTGCATAGATAGTCAATTGCCGATCCCCAGGCCGCGAACTCGGCCAATGCGTGATGCGTTGCTTTCCTGGCGCTTCAGGCCCTCGGCCGTCAGTTCATCCCAGGTCCTGGTGATCGGGTTGCCGTCCTTGCCCAGCAGGCGGTAGCCGTTGAGGGTTAGGCTCAGGCCGCTCTCATCGTTGTTCGGCACCCACTGGCCGCCATCTATCACCGCCTCGCGCAACTGCTCCAAGTTCACATCGGCCGGAACGCCACGCAGTCCTGGCAGCAAGGCGAGATCATCGGCGCTGATGTTGGCCAAGGCCTGGTCGGCCCCGCGTTTCACGGCCGCAGTGTCGAGGCTCTTGGGCACGCGGTAAGTGTCGAAGAAGTCGTACTTGTCGTTGACCATGCCGTTCACGACGCGCTGGGCCGCTTTCTCTGGCGTCATGCCCTGACGGACGTAGGACAGCGCCGCCTTGTTGGCCGCCTCGTACATGGTGTTGAAGGTGTTGATGCCGCCGACCTGCCCCTGCAGAGATTGGGCAAACGGAGTCATAGCGCTCTGCACTGCGGTCGCGACATTCGTAGCAATACCCTTGTCCAAGCCCTTTTTAAGTTCCGCTTCGGTAACGTTGGCCACCGAGGCCATGCGCTCGGCCACGTCCTTCGGCAGCCCAGTAGCGATCACCTGCGCCTCGGGCGGAAGTTTCTTGCCCAGCTGCTGGGCGATGAGCGGGAAGTTGGCGCCCCACTGCGCCTGCTGTTGCTCGATCAGCGTGGCGGCATTCTCGCCGCCGGCCACTTGGCTGTTGAAGTTGGCGGCGATCTGGTCGGCGGCAGCATCCGGCAGAAGTTTTGGAGACTGGACACCCAGGCGACGCTGTTCGGCAATGGTGGCATCAGCGTAGGCCTGGTATGCCTCGGGCGTGCCGGCCTGCTGCGCTGCGGCGAACGACTCGCGAACGGTTGGGCTGTAGCGCGCAACATACGCGGCGGGATCATCCTGCTGCTGTTTCATCAATCCAGTAGCCACTGTGGCCAGGCGCCGGTACAGCTGGTCATCCTCAGCGAATCCTGATCCCGCCTTGCCGTCCTGGGCTGGCTGGAACTGTGCCAGGATCTTCTGGCGCTCCTCCGGTGTGGCGGTCGCGAACTCCCGGATTGCTGGTGCTACTGACTGCACCTTGGCGAACGACTCATAGGCTTGCCCGCCCTTGTCGCCATAGGCTGCATTGAAGTCCGCCCGCGAAGGCGGGTTGTCGAATTCGAAACCCTGCAGGTAAGCCGCCTGGGCATCCTGCACGCGGGATTGCAGCTCAACCCGGGCGATCGCCTGCAACTGGCGGGCTTCGACCTGTCGCTGCCGAGCCTCAGCCTCAAGGCGGCGGAAACCCTGATCGATCCCGTTGGTGGCGCGGATCTGGTCTTCTGCGGTCATGCCATCTTTGAACTGCTCGTAGAGCCCGCGGGCCTTCTTCGGGGAGTCCACCAGCGTGCGCTGGATAACCGCCTGTGACAGGCTGCTGTTCATGCGCTGGCGCTGGGCTTGCGTTTCCTCAGGAGACCAGCCATTGCGAGCCGCGCGCAGCTGCAGCACTGCATCCATCTTCGCTCGGTTCTGCGCTACGGCCTCTGGGTCGTTGTAGTTGAGGGCCGCACTGTCCATTGCCAGCTGGATCGACGACTTGTCGACATCATCCTTGTATTGCTGCTGTTCGCCAAATTCGTAGCTTCCCAGCTTGGCCTCAAGGCTGCTGCGGCGCTGCAGCGATGTCTGACGGAACATCTGGCGCTGTTGCTCATTGGCCAAGGTGTCGTAGATCGATTGCTGCTGCTTGTCGAAGTCGCCAAGCACCGACTGGCTGATGTTCAGCGCAGCGCTGCCCTTGCGCGTGAATGCCCCATTTTCCGGGTTGTAGAGCGCATTGTTCTGCCAGCTGCCCAACTGGTTGTCCGCGTTGAGCAGCGCTGTCTGGTTCGCCTCTTGGACTTCTCGCTGGTGCACGTCGGCCAGGTTGCCAGCAAGGCTGGACACACCTCTGGCCAGACCAGATAGGTCGGCTCCGTCTTGGGCAACCCGTGGAGCGCTCGCGACCTCAGGCGCTACCCGACGCATCTGTAGTTGTGGGATTCTCGCGGCCATGCTCAGCCCCTGCTGTAGATATTGTATGCCTGACCGCCGCCGGTAAGCAGCGAGCCAAATGCGTTGAGGCGGGCGGCGCGGTTGTTGGTCTTGGCCTGGCGAACACCTTCGTTGCCCTGGGTCACAAGACCCATGGCCTGGTTGAAGGCGTTGCGGCGCAGCTGGTCCGCATCCTGGCGGGCGATATCCAGGGTGCCTTGTTCGACCCGGCCCGCTGAGCCTTGGCCAACCGCCACACCATTGGCCGCGAACCCGGTGCGCTGGCTTGCGGCCGTCTGCCGGCCCTGCTCATTCGCCATGTCGGCAGCAAAATCGCCTTGGTTGATCACATCGCGTGCCTGGTTATCCAGATATCGCTGCTGACGGTTCGCTGCCTTGATGCCCTCTTTCCCCTGCTGAATCTGGGAATAGGCGTTGAGAATCCCGCCGCCGGCGGCCAGGCCTGCACCTGCTGCTGCGCCCATTACAGCCCCCTCAAAGTCATTGGATGGAACAGTTCACCGTTGATCCCGTAGGGCACGGCGTCATGCATGTGGAACCCGAGCCAGCGCAGCCAGCGCAAGGCCTTGGTATAGCGGGCATCGGTGTAGTTGATCAGCACCTGGTAACGCTGGCGCATGGCGGCGATTTCGCGGTCGCACTCGATCAGGAATGCGCGGTGGTGGCGGTCGATCTCCGTAGTGCTGATAAGCCATGGCACCCCGGTTTGCTCATCGAGCTGGATGTCTCCGAACATGGCGACAACCCGACCATTCACCACGTAGGCCAGGGGCCTCACGCTCCTTTCCACTGAATAGCGCAGCTCCTGCTCAACGGTCAGGCCACGGATGGCCTCGAACTCCAGCCGGTCAGCCATGCGCGCATTGGCCACTGTCAGGGCGATAAGCCGGTCGTCAGCCGGCAGCATCTCAGCCACCCGACTGGACATTGGGCATAACCCCCAGAATGGTGAGCGGCAACGGGTCAGACTGGCGGATGAACAGCCGCCCGTAGTTGTCCCACTGGCATTGGATCTCCATCTCCGCCCGGCCGGTCAGCAGCTCGATCGGCTCGCCATAGTCCTCGTCGGCGCGCTGTTTGAACTCGTCCAGGTGGTCGGCATCCGGACCGGCGAAGATGCCGCGGCTTTCCTGGCAGATCACCACCACCTGGTTGATACGTTTCTTGCTGCCCAGGAACGCCTGGTTGTTCTGCAGGGTGATGTCCAGGGTTTCGAAGTCGGCCGTGATCGGTAGGCCGATGTGCGCTACCAAGGTCGGGCTGTCCAGGGTGATGGCGCCACCGGTGACAACCTGCTGTGGGATCACGTTGCCATCGCCCAGGATGCTGACTGTCTTGCCTTCGAGATGACCAAGGCTGCTGACAACAGTTGCCGCTAGGCCCCAGCGGGTCGCGGATACCCCGCGCAGCGATTCAGGCACCACAGACTGCGGCTCAACGGTGACGACAGTTGGCGATGTGTAGCCGGTGATCTTCACCGTTAGCACTTCGCCAATTGAGTACTCATCACCACCGCCGTAAAGGATGACGCTGCGACCCACCATGCCAACATCGAAGGTAGCGGCGCCAACGGCCAGCGTCAGCAGGTTCGGATACATCCAGTCAGTGCCGCCGCTCAGCACGGCGCTACCGGTGCGCCTGCCATCGTAGGTCAGGCCGCAATCCACGAAAAAGGCCCGGTCAAACCAGTAGTCGCCGCTGCCGAACTTGGCCAGCTGCCGGGTAGCCATGCGCTCTATGTAGCGCTTGGTGGTGCCGTTGATGGTGCGTTTGACGATCAGGTACAGCGCGTCCTCGTCGCTCTCCGGGACCGAGGCCACCGACTCGACCTGACCTTCGGTGTCGTGCCAGTGCCAGGCGTAGACCTGCTGGTCTGGTAGGAAGGTGAAGCCCAGCAGCATGCCGTCGTTTCGGGCCATCCACAGGATGCCATTGGGCTGCAGGGTGAAGGCCATGTCTTGGACTGTGAAACCGCGCAGCAGGTGCGACGACAGCACGCTCACATCCTGGGGCTGGAAGCCGTCCGAGACGTAGTTGTAGGCCAGCGTCGACAGCTTGCCGCCACGGGCCTGGATGTACAGCGCCGTGTTGGCGTAGATCGCCGGCGGCACGTCGCTGGTGCCGAAATAGCTCTGCTCGATCGCCGAGACGTTGGCAGCGGTGACTCCTGAATCGGTCGACCCGGTGATGGCGATCTCGGCGCCGGAGGTCATGGCCAGTAGCTCGCGCAGCGACACCAAGTGGCGGATCTGGTTGACCTGGCGGCTGGCGATGACGAATTCGATGCCGTCGTCGTCCTTGTTCGGGTCGGAGTAACCGAAGTTGTGGAAGTCGCCAGTGCGTGACATCCAGACCGTCTGCGGGTTGGCCTTACTGGCCGCGAACACCATGCGCTGCTGGTAATAGCCCACCACCGAAGGGTTGTTGCCATCGGCGAACGGGTTGTACGCGATGGGTACCGTGTTATCGGTTTCTGGCGTGATATTGATGTCGGTGAACGTCGTGCCTGCTGACTGGCCGATGAAGCCGAACACCCCGGAAGACTTGTTCTTGTAGATGTTGTAGTGGTCAGCGCCGGCTGATGCCGTCCAGCTCAGGGTTGCCCCGGGCTTGTTGTCGAAGCTGTTCACCGTGGCGGTGTTGCTGGCATTCGACTCGACCGACCCCTCTGAAATGCTGCTGACGGCGGTCACCTTGTACTGATACTCGGTGGTGTCGCCAGAACCGCCGGAGCGCGACGACGCAGCCAGCCCCGTGGGAGCGGCAATGCTTGGCTCGAACACGATGGACGTGAGCGTCCAGTTGGTCGGACCCAGGCGCGACAGCTCACGGGGCGGATGGTCTGGATGGACGATGGTCAGCACGTCGGCCGACTGAGTGAACTTCAGGGCTGCCAGCTGTGCCGCGGTATACGGCGAGGCAATTTCATAAGGCGTAGTACCGACCACAACCTGCCCGCCCATGCTGATGAAGCGGATGTACAGGTTGCCGAACTCCAAGATGTACGTCTGTTCGGTCGAATACTGGAATGGGATCAGCCTGGATTTGGCTGCACTGTTTTTGGTTTCAACGATGAACTTGGTGCCGGAGCGGTTCTGTGCCCCGCCCTCGGGCAGCACCTGATAGTTGCGGCAGGTCTTGAGCGCGGTGTAATAACGCCCCAGATCAACCCGGGCGTAGGTGGCTGGCGAAACCTCGCCAGCGCTGAAGGACGGCTGGATAACTTCAGTCATGCCCCGCGCCCCGTGATGAAGGTGGATTCGCGCTGGTACTGGGTTGTGCCTTCGTTGAGCGCAGTGGCAGCGGCCTCCAGCACGGTGGCTTTGTACTGGGCGTAGCAGGCGCTGGCGATGCCGGCGTCCTTGGCCAACGGCCCTGCGATCTCACCGGCCAGATACCAGGCCAGAGCCGACACGAAGATCGGGTCGAACAGCTCCGGAGACGTTACCTTGAGCGTGTATTCCAGGGTGGCCGGGCTCACGCTGGTGCTGATCAGGCGTTGGCTGGACCCGTTGACCACGCGGAACGGGATGCGCGGCAGCTCAGGCATATAGCACTCAAAGCCGGCTGGGATGGCGCCCTGTGGCCAGCCAGGGTTAACGATTCGGCGCACGCGCATGCAGTCATTCGGCACGGCGTATGCGTATTGGAAATCAGGGTTCGGGTTGTCGGCCACTTCGGCGAGCTGGGCGAAGGCAGTGGCGAAGCCCCAGTCACAGTCGGCACGCAGCACAAAATCACGGCTGCTCTCGTAGAACTGCTTGCAGATCCGGGCCGGCTGGCTGTTCTCTTCCAGGTCATCAATGCGGGTGCCGTTGCCGATGCGGAAGATCGCCATGTTACAGATGTCGATTACCGAACTCATGAAAAGCTGACTCCATGAAAAAGGGCCCCGAAGGGCCCTTGATAGATGCTGGCGCTGGATCAGGTATTGCTCTGGCCGCCGCTGGTGTCGGCTGGTTTAACCAGTGGCTCGCCACCCGCAATCAGTCGATCGGCCTCGGCCTGCGCTTCTTCCTTGCTGGCGCCAATGAACTCGCCAACCTTCTCGCCAGACGCGTCAACAACGATCCAGCGGCCACCACCGTTGTGCTTTGGCGCGAAGGCAGCAGTCGTATTGCTCTGGCCGCCGCTGGTGTCGGCTGGAGGATCCAGCAGTTCAAGGTTGGAGCCTGGCGAGTCGATCATCAGCGAGACGACCGCACCAACTTCCAGCAGCGCGCCGTTGATGAAAGAGCGCTCAGTGACGCGATAGCGATTAACCATTGGTCTGTACCCCTGCGACGATGCCGGCAGTGACCTTGCCAGTAGTTGGCGCGGTACCGGTAACGGTGTAGTTCATGCGCAGATAACGCTCGGTCTTCTGCGGCAGTGTGATGATCGGCGTCTGGTAGCCAGCCTTCAGGTCAGCCAGCGGCACCACCACCGAAAACAGGCTGCGCGGCGAGCTGAACGCCGAGTTGTCGTCAGCCTGCATCTCGATGGTCAGACTGGTCAGGGTGTTGAACGCCTCGACCACCTGGATGCACAGCGGGATATCGCCGGCGCGCCCCACGTCTTTCTGGTCGCCACGGTCGATGATGTCGGTCGAAGTCGACGAGGCGGTGATCGCCTGGGCGTTCGACATGAGCAGCTTCTTGTCGAAAAGCATGATGATCTCCTTAAACCACGCGGGATTCGGTGTTGAGCAGTTCGTCGCAGCGCTTGATCGGAATGCCAAGCAGCTCCGGGATCTTGCGGCCGGCGTACTCGCCCAGGGTGAGGTTGACGTTCTTCGAGTTCATCGCCTGCAGGTGCAGGAAGGTCTGGATGGTGCGGTTGGCGTAGATCACGGTCTTGCCTTCACCCTGCATGGGGTTATCCAGCAGGTAGTAGGCCTTGATCATGTTCTCGATCAGCTTGGCACCGGTCGCCGCGTCCGAGGTCAAGGTGGTGACATCGATGTTCGCCACGCGGGCGTTTGCGCGCCAGTCACGAACCGACATACCGATGTCCCACTTGAAGTGGTCGCGATAGGCCTGGAACTCGCCGCCTACGTCGTCCTTGACGGTGTCTTCACCCAGGTTGCGGTGCTGGAAGCCGGCCACGCTACCCTTCGGATACAGCAGATGGGTGGTCAGCTCGCCCCAGGTCACGAACCAGATCGAGGTGTTGGTGGAGCCAGTGCCACCAGCATCAACGATGTTGCGACCCGATTCTGCGGCCAGCGAGTTGTAGCGCGGGGTCAGGCCCAGGAAGGCCTGCGGCTCGGTCTGCGAGTTGCCGTAGAACATGTAGCGGGAGGCTTTGTTGTTGAAGCCTTGCAGCTTGCCCAGGTTCTCGGAGGCACGGAACGCGTCGGCGTTGCCGGACAGGTCAGCCAGCGCTTTGTCTACCAGGCCGTAGTCTTCCATCATGCCGGTGGTGTCCAGCACCGGGACGGTGGTCGATTTGCTTGGCTGGACGCCCTGGTTGAACATGCGCCAGGTCGGCTCAGGGATACCCGAGCGCATGGTAGTCTTGTGCTTGGAGCCGTCGTTGCACTCCATGTACTCGGCGTCCATGAGAATGTCGTTCTGCTTTGCCATCAGCTCGACGATCTTCATGATCTTCTTGGTGCTGTCTTCCCGGCTGAACTTGTCGATCAGCGTGGGCATGGTAGAGGTGAGGATTGCCACTTGTTACTCCTTGGCCTTACTTGAAGGCATCAACGATGGTCATTTCGGCTTTCGGCACTTCGGTGGTGGTGCGGTGCAGCTTGCCCTCGCCCAGCTCTTTGCCTGCCTTGTGGAACATACGAACCACTTCGGGGTGTGATCCCAGGCCAGATTCCGCGAGGAAGGCGGAAAGCTCAGGGGATCCGAAGTCGGTAAGGAACTGCTGCGCTACCGCGACGTTGGCGTCGAAGTTGGCGCCGCCGAACACGGCGTCACTGCGCAGAGCGGTTTCCCATTCGCCGACCTGCTTGTTGCGGAACTCGACGGCCTGCTGCTGGCTGGCCTCTTGGGCTGCCAGGGATCGCTGGGCGTCGAACGCGACGAGCTTGTCGGCTTGTTCCTGGGTCAGACCCAGCTCCTTCAGCACTGGCGAGAATGCGGCCAGCTGCTCTTCGCTGATGGAGTAGCCTTCGGGCAAGCTGGAGAAGGCGTAGGCTTCCGGCGGCGCAGGCTTGGCGGCCTGCTCTTGCTGTTGCTGCTGGGCTTGCTGCTGGCCCTGCTCCGTGGCAGCGGGCTGCTGCTCGGTGGTCACGGCCTGAGACGTCGCACTCTCGGTCCCGCTTGCGGTAGTGGTGGCGGTATCGACTGCATCGATCATGGGGAAACCTCATCGGGTTTAGGTGTGTTTTCCCGCACCATGAGCAGGTACTGCTCAGGGCACAGGTCTCGAAGTTCGTCTGAGAGCTGGCGGCCAACCTCGTACATACCGAGGTAGTAGTTCTGCCGGCCGCCGTGGGTGTCAAAGAGGGTTGAACGGGCCTCGAAGCGAGAGTCCACAAGCTGCTTCCAGGCAATGCGACGACCGCGCTGGTCGCCCATCAGCCACTGGATGTCATCGCGGCGGCGCCTTTTCTTCAGGCGCTCCGCTTCCTCCTGCTGTTGCTGCAGGATTTCGTCGTCGTCGAACATTTAGGCTCCGAGGATCTGGCCGAGCGCGTTGTCGCCCGTGATCTGGGTTTCGGACAGGAGCTTGGCGGCCTGCACCCCATTGGCCAGGGCCTGCTGAGCTTCGGCTGCTTGCTGATGCTGGGCGCGCTGCTCGCGGATGGCGGCGACCTCTTCGTCGCCGCGGATGACGGTAGGCACGACACCGATGGCCTCGCCGTATTCGTCCACCCACTGGTCGGCATCGAACTTGTCGCGTACTTCGGGAAACGCTGCCGACAGGTTGCCGATGGTGGAGGCGATGCGCTCCAAGCCGGTGACAGCCGAGGCTTTCTGCGCTTGGGCCAGGATCGAGATGTAATCCGCCTCGACCACGGTGTTGCCGATCTCTTCTGGCGGCTCAGGTAGCAGCGGCTCCCCTTCGACGATCCCGGCCCAGATAGGCATCGACTGGCGCAGCATGATGCCGAACACGCGCTCGATGATTGGGTCCAGGCCTTCGTAGTCGACGCGCTCAACCACAGGGCCGAGCATGGCCATCTTCTCTTCGCGCCGGGCGTTGATCTCGGTCGCGGTCCTGACGTCATCCATCTGGCTGATCATCAGGAACAGGTCGGTGTAGAAGGAGCGCCTGATTCGGGCCTCATGGCGGGCGATCTTGGCCTCGATCGCGGCAAGCCACTGAGCGCTCGGCTCGTAGATCGGCGCCATCTGGTTCTGGCCGCCAACCTGGTCAACGTAGGTGATCGAGCCGGGCGTTGTTGAGCTTGGCTGTCCGCGCAGGCTTGCAGGCGCCTGCATGGCTGGGTTCGCCCCAGTCTCTACCAGGCGGGCCGAGTTGCGCTCGTACAGCTGCAAGGCCTTGATGTCTCCAAGGCAGCGGCGGCCTGGGCCAGTACCGTAGCAATCGCCAGGCAGTGCATCCCACCGCATAACGGCTACCGGGAATTCATGGAAACCCTTCTGTTCAAGCACCTTCTCAGATGGCGCTGCCTTCTCCCACACCAGGCCAATGAACGGCAGCTTCTTGCTTACCTTTGACCCGGGCACGTGATCGGCGTTGGGCTCGACCATCTGCACGCAATCGAACCACTGGTCCTGTTGCGAATTATCCAGAGCGCTCTTGGCCTGGTTGCTCAGATTCTCCCTGCCGAACCGCTCAGCCATCTGCGCCGCGGTCAGCTGAAACTCACGGTAGAAGGTGTTGCACTTGCCGTCGGCGCCGTTTGCAACGTAGTACTCGCCGGCGGTGAACACCTCGCAGCGAATGCCCGTGCGCGGGTCAGCGTCAATCCAGATTGCGCCAGTGCCGAACACGCCCATTTCCAGGTACGAAACGTGCTGGCAGTTGTAGTAGTTGGAGCGCAGCAGCACATCGCGCATGCGCTCAGAGGCTTCAAACAGCCAGTCTTTGACCGGGCCGAACTCCATCGCCTGCTTGTTCTGCACCACCAGGTTGAACCATGGGCGCGAGCGCGAGGTGAGGCCCGACATCATGCCGGCAGCGAGTGCACCGCTGTCCTCGGTCGCCTCGTTATTGATGATCTTGCCGTTACGCCTGTCACCCTTGTTGGACTGCTTATCACCCAGTAGGCGTGAGCGCATCGGCTGAATGAAGTCGGACAGCTCTCGCCAGTTCGTCTCCCACGACGTGCGCTCGTTGTTGAGCATGCCGAGCCGCTTCTCGGCCCTCTGGCGCAGAGTGTCGGCCATGGTCACTGCCCCAGCAGGGTCTTGGTGGCGGTCGGCGCTGCAGCGGCGCTTGCCCCGCCCAAGATGGTCGAGGTGAGACCGGCGGCCTTGGCCCGGCGGCGCTTGTCAGCGGCGTTGCCCTCGGCGTCCGCAGTGGACACGTCGTTGTTTTTCACCTCGTCTGCCGTGGTGGTGCTGGTCTTCGGCGTGTCGAAGGAATCGCCGAGCACAGCATTGCTCAGGCCCAGGGTGGCAACATTGGCCACGCTCTTGACTGCTCCGCCCATGGGAAATGTCCTCAGTTGAATGGGTCGTAATGTGATTGATGGGTGCCGTGCGTGACCGGCCTGCACTGGAACCGCTGACGCGCAAAGCGGCGCATCATGTAGGCGTACCGCGACGCCGACAGGATGTCGTCTTGAAGCTTGACGATCCGGCCCTTCTCGTCGCGGTGGTAGTTCATCTTCTCTTCGAAGAAGCTGCTGAGGTGGCTGAACACCTTCCAGCGCCCGGTCGTCATGCGCTCGTACATTTGGACGATGCCGGCCTCAACGCCTACGCCGCCCTCTGGCCAGGTGGCGTGCTCGGGAAGCATGTTCCAGCCGGCATCAACGTAGGCCTTCTTCTGCTCATCGCCAGAGGACTTCTCGGACTGCAAGCCGTCACTTGGCCACGCCGTGGGCACGTGCTGGGCCCAGGATTTGACCGAGCCCCAAGCGGTGACTGGGGTGACCTTCGACTGCTTCCAGGCGTGGGCGACATAGACAATGTCCGCTTCCATGTCGATCCACAGCTGCACATGGGCCTGTGGGTGATCCCAGCCGAAGTCACAGCCATTGATGACCCAGAAGTGATCCGGGCATGGGAACGGCGCGCACTTGATGTCGTCGTCGCTGAAATCGAAGATCAGGCCGGTGCCGAGCAATGGTTCGCCTCTGGTGCGCATGTCGCGCTGCCAGGCCGGATATGCGGCAAGCAGTTCGCGACGGGTCTTTTCCGATAGATGCGGCGCGTCATCCCAGGTGGCGCGCTGCATGTACTGGCCTTCGCCTGGGTCGTCCATGAACTTGACGACCAGTTCGGTTCGCCCGTTCTCAGGTGTGAAGGTCAGAATGCCCCGCCCGCCTCGCCCGCGGTCGCCTGTGGCCGTCCGGGTGATGACCTGCGGGTAGATCTCTTTGTCTTCGGGCTCTTCGTCGATGTGATACCAGTCGACGCTGTCGCCCATGATTGCGTGCTGGCCCTGGCTGTAGGACCAGAACTGCACCGTGGCGATATCGCCGGTTGCGTGCCGAACCCTGACCTCGCGCATTGCCCCGGTTGTAGCCGTCGCTGATCGCCAGTCAACGATCCGATCAGCTGGAATCAGACCGCCAGTCCACTTGCCGGCCTCCAAACGTCCGAACAGCGGTGTTTGCAGCAAGTCCCTGGTCTTCTCCATGGAGAACCCCAGCAACCAGCACAGCGGTGCTGTTTCGAAGCGGTGGCCATCCCAGTCATCCGGGTAGTCACCCAGCAAGTGCACTGCGTCGATCGTCAGCCCGGTGCGGGTCTTGCCCACCCGGTTCGCCGCCATGAGCATGCATGACGAGAACTCTGCCGTGGCTCGGACGAACTTGAGCTGCCACTCGTAGAGCGATTCGAACTGCAACAGGTATTGCCGTTGCGCATCACGCCGCGCCTTCTCCTCCAGCAGCGCGAGCAGTTCGAGCTTGTCAGCCCGCGACACCCTGGAGTTTGGCGATTCGGCGATCAAGTTCTTCTTCCGTCAGTTTGCTGCGGTCATCGACCGGCTGCTCTTCGTCAATGCTGTACGCCTGACGCTCCAGGCCGATCAGCACCTTGAGCGTGTCGCCAAGGTCTTTCAGGGTCTTGGTGCGCGACGGCAGGCTGATCACCTTCTGGTAGAGGTCGTTCAGCTTGTCCTGGCCGTTTTCATCCTCGGACCGCAGTAGCTCGCCAACCTGGTCGAACAGGTCGCGGTTGTCGGTCATGCCTTCAAGCTCTTCCAGCAGGCTGTTGGCCAGCTTGCGATATCGCCCGATGTCAGTCCGGTGGCTGATGCGGACATTGGCGATGACCTGCGCATTCGCCTCAACGATCCCGCGCTCGGTTGCCAGCGTTTCTTTGGAAACCTCTGTGGAAACCTCGGCTTTGGAAACCAGCGCGTCAGCCTTGGCCTGGATCTTTGCCTTGAGGTTTCGATCCCACCCATTCGCCTTGGCGCGCTTGTTGATCGCGGTATGGGACACGCCACCTGCAGCTGCTATCTCTCGCACGGAAAGAACGCCAGCACGATACTGCTGCTCGATACGCTCCCAGTCCGGTGCGGTCTTCTCGGTCATGGCTTATTCGCCGGTGGCGGCCGGGGCTACAACCTCGCCGCTGGTGGTGGCTTCGCCACTACTGGTGCTGGCGGTGTCGGTGGATTCCACTACGGCAGGGACCAGGCGCATCCACTCGATCTTGGGGAAGATGCCCACGGTGCTGCCAGCCTGACCATAGAGGGTCAGGCCCAGAGAATCGTTGGTGTGAGTGATGGCCTCGATGCGGTGCACCACACCATCGGCGGTTTTCACTTCGTACTGGCTCATTGCACTGCTCCAGGGCAGGCCGTGCGGACATAGTCCTGCAGGGCGTTCAATTGGCGGATGGCGTCGTCACCGTCGTTGGCGATGGCGACAATTCGTTCAGCAGCCGCTGGGTCAAGTTCGGCTCGCGCTTCTGCATGACCCAGGCCGGGGGCGGTGGCAGATCCTGCGGCACAGCTGGTGGCGAGGACTGACAGCCGGCGCTTGCCAGCAGCGACATCAGCACGAAGGCTGGCATTGGTCTGGTTCGCACGTTCGCGCTCCTGGGTGTGTTCGGTGTCGAGCTGGGCCAGCAGACGCTGGGTGTTCTTGCGCGACTCAATGGAGGCTTCCAGCTCTTCGATACGCGACGATTTGGCGTCACGCTCTGTCGTGACATGGTCAAGCCGCCAAAACGCCAGGATCGTAACGAGAGAAAGCCCAGCGATGGCTGCAAGCAGGTACTTGGTCATCGCTGTGCCTTCATGCACTTGGCATGACGATCGAGCTGGCGCTGCCAGACGCCCCAGCACCGTTTGTTGCCCGGGGTAGAGCAGTCGTAGCCGGCAGCGAACTTGTACTTGAGCAGGTCGTTGCAGGCCTGGACGTAGTTGCCGGCCAGCAGGTCGCGGCGCGGGGAGCCTGCGCGCCAGGTGCCAATCCCGTACTGACCAACAAAGTCCATGTACAGGTCGAACTCTTCCTGATGCAGCTTCACGCCCGGCAGGCTGGCGGCAAACTGCTTCTCGGCCTGGCTGTTGAGCGTTCGGGCCAGCATCTCGGCGCGCTCGCGGGTGATGGTGTCGCCCATCTTCACGGGCGTGCCGTCTTCCCAGCGGGTGGAGCCGTGGCCGATGGTGGGTACGTCGCCCTTGGTGGGGATGACCGCAACGTCGGTAAAGCCCTCGCTGGCCTTCCACGCACCGAAGCCGGCCAGGCTCATGGTCAGCAGGCCGACCGCCACGCGGTTGCGCACGCTCATCGTTGGCATTGCTCGCGCAGGGCCTGGATGCGGGCCTGGCTCTCTGCCGCCTCCCGACGATCCTTGCGGATCTGGAAGTACGTATTGACCAGGAAGCCGATCAAGGCGATGGCCACGCCGGCAAAGCCAACCCAGTTCACCTGGGACAGCCAGCCGACAAAGCCGGTACTGGCACCAACGAGCATGCCCTTGTTCGCCACGGAGGCGCCGACTGCTTCTACGATGCCTTCCTGTTTCGACATAGGGTTGCTCCTGACTGGGGCTTTCATAGGGCCTCCAGAAACGCGAAACCCCGCTCGATGGCGGGGTCAGTTGATTGTTTGCAGGCAACAAAAAACCCGCTCAATGGCGGGTTTCTTTGGTTTGGGTGCTGCTTGTCACAGTGGGGAAATCATGCCGAAACCCGCACATTTCTGTCAAGGGCCACGCCGTTCATGCTTGTAGGTCGGCAACATCGAACAGATGGATGTAACTACCGAACGGGTACTGCAGCTGAATGCCGTTGAGGTGGATTTGAAGTTGGGTCAGAGAGTCTTCGGAGATGCTTTCCAGGCTGTAAACCAAACCAAACACACCTTGAAGCCTCAAAGCATCCTTTGTTTCAAGAGAGTCACGGAACGCGTTCACCTTGGTTAACCAGTGCTGCGCCTCGATCAGAAAATCTTCCCAATTCGAGTCGGTGACAGCCGCAATTTTGCCTACGTAGTTCCATTCCGAGCCCGTCAACACAATATCAAATACAAGATCAGGCCAATTCTTTGGCGATTGTCCGAGGGCATATGGGGAAGAAAACTGTGCCTTCAGGCGCTTGGCAATCTCGTTTATGCCACGCTGGGACCTAACAAATTTTTCAAGCTGCAAACTTACCGCGGCTGGTTCCGGCTTTCCCTTTTGTGCGGCCGGCTCGGGTTCTGGCGTTACAGTCTGATCCACCGTTTCTGGATTAGTTACCTCCGCAGGCTTGGTATCTTCTGCTTGTGCCGCTGGTGCTTTAGCGGAAACCTGCTTCGCAGCAGTCCTTCTGCCAAACCACGGCCAGGTACGGTTTCGTTCGAGCAACCTCAAGAAATCTTTTGGGTCACCAAAATCAGAGGGTGCATAGAGCACTTCATGCCTAAACCAAAGAGTAAAGAAAAAAATCCCGACTAAAAAGAATGGAAACCATATCAAAAACGTCAGCAACCGATCTTGAAGTGGCTCCGCCACATTGGGAAGGATTAATGTGCCAACGACTTCGGTAAATCCAGCAAATATGCCGATAATGGTCAGCGGGTTTCGAATATGTAAATAGTTCTTCTCCATCAGCCGCTCAAGCTCCCTATGGCACAAGGCCGGCATTATGCCGGCCACACGGTTCCCTGCCTAGCCAAGCCTCACGCCGCCTCCCGCTCCTCGCTCAGCACGCGCCCCACCGGCTGCAGGCAAATCCCATCGATGATCCCGGCTTGATCGAACATCATCTGCGCCATCCAGCCCCATTGCCTGGCCCAGTTGCGGCTGTCCAGCTCAACGCCGTGGTTGTCGGCCAGCCAGCCCCGGAAGACCCACGGGTCGGCCATCGGGTCAGGATTGGCGCCCATACCGCCCTGCACCATGTGCCGGTACCGGACCAGCACGCCACGGGCCACCCAGTATTCGCGGCTGTACAGGTGGCACGTGCGCTTCTCGCCGCGCTCTTTCAGGACCAAGTGCACCTGACTGGCCAGCAGCTCGACCGCCGCCTCTTCCCAATTGTTCGACACCTCGGTCGTGATGACCGGGGCGTACAGGTGGTGGCCGAACACCTGGTACCGAGGGTGCAGGCTGGCAATGGCATGCTGCACCCTTCCAGCCAGTGCCATGTGGGCGCACTTACCCGTGTTCTCCCAGCGCTCCGGCCGGGTTTCGTTCGCCACGTACCCGCGCTTGGCGAGCTTTGCCCCCTCCAGCCCGTGGTGCATGACGCTGTCCCAGGGCGTGTAGAACGCGTCGTGCCATGCGAGGCGTGCGCTTCCAAGTTTCATACTGCCCCCTTGCGTAGTTCCGCGTAGATCGTTGTGTTACGGGTCAAACTGCTGCCTCCAGCGGCACAATGCGCACGTGCACGCCCGGCACTTCGCCGTAGCGCTTGCGCACGAACGCGTCGACGACCTGGACGTCGTCTTTCCAAACCACGCCGTTGAGGCCGTCGTAGATCGCCTTGATGACGTTGTCCATGTCGGGCTTCTTGGTCGGGAAGAGCTCGCCGGCAATAGCCATAGCCTTCCGCTTTTTCGACATGGATTGAGGGATGGCCAGGACGATGCGCATCTCGACCATCACAGCGCCTTCCAGCAGCGTGCGGCCGGCCATGGCTTCGGAACCGGCCAGAGCAATGAGCCCTTCGTAGCTGGCGGTCTTCTGCGGGGTGAACATGCGGGCATGGCCGCCTACGCGACCGTTACGTGGCCTGCCCTTCCCCACGGGTTCGCCCGGAACCAGGAACTGAACTGGCTTGAGGTCAGACATCGTCAGAGCCCCCGCCAATGGCCTGCTTGAGCACCAGCACATGGCAGCCCCTGCAGGTGTTGCCCATCATCGAGTCGATGCGGAATGAGCCGTGGCACTGCACGCACTGGACCTTGCGGTCGCCTTCGGGCTCTTTCCAGCGGATGAAGCCGGCGGCCTGGCGCGCCTTCGAGCACTTGTCGTGGTTGAAATGGGTGCGGGACCTGCCGCAAACGTCACAGCGCCCGCTCTGGTAGCGGACCTGCGGGTCAACGCCGCGCGGTGAGCGGACTTGGGGTTCGTAGTTCATGGCTGGACCTCTTGCCGGCTGATGACCCGGCCGCCAGCACCGTAGAAGTTCTGCTTGTCCACGGTTTCGGCGTGCTTCATCAGCACATTGCAGTCGCACAACAAGCCGTGCGTGTTGTAGCTGCACTGGTTGTGGTGGTATTCGCGCTCGGTGGCTTGGGTAATTTCCCAGGCACGCGGAAAGTCAACGCTCATGCCGGCCTCCGAATGCCGAGCTTGGCCAGCAGCAGTGCGCGCGCGGCCTTGGGGTCAGTTGGGATGTTCTGGGCTGCGACCAGGTCGCGGGCTTCCTGGTGGGATCGAGCCAGTTGGGCCTTCATGCCACTGTCGTGCTCGATGCCCTGGGCGATCTTGCCGTCGAGTGGCTGGGCGTTCTGTGCGCGGCGCTGGACGATGGCGTAGTTCCGTTCGAATCGCTGACGCAGGGCCTTGTCGCTGTGCTTGGCGCTGCGCAGATCGAACGTGCTGGTGGCTTCTGCTGCGACCTTCACCGCTTCGTGGCTGTACTTTCCCATCAGGGCCTCGGTCCAGGCCTGGTCGATTGTTGGCAGCCCAGGCACGTGCAGGCACATGGCGCGGAATACGTTCGCCGGCGGTGGCCAGTCGAATTCGGTTGCACGGTCGAGCAACTGCTGCAAGCCACTTGCGAGCTGCCGGCCAGTCAGGCCGCCCAGGATCTTGGCCCAGCTGTGCTCTTGGTCAGCTGACACGCCAAAATTCGCCGTCCAGCGGTGGCCGTACATCTCGGTCATCTTCAGCCACAGGCTGTCCAGCAGTTGCTGCGGAAGCTTCGGCCTGTCGTCGATCGGCGATTGCGTTGCGGACCTGGTCGACAGCGGAATTACCTTGGCTTCGGTATCCACTGCCTTGAGCACCAGCGCCTTTACGCCCGGTGCGTTGTTGATTGGCTTCTGCTTGGGGAGTTCGCGGGTGTCCATTGGCCTTGCCCTCGCTGTTGGCGGCGTACTGGAGTTGTTTTTTCAGGAAGTCGACCAGTTGGTATTCCCACTGGGCTTGGGATTGCTCTTTCTCTGGCCTGACGGACCAGTACGAGCAGAAGGCGGCCAGGCGCTCCGCGGTGAGCTCTGCCACCGGCACGGCGTTCTTGAAGGCGATGGCCTTGAAGGTTTTGGGGTTGGGTCCCCAGTCATCGAGCGGCATGGCGAAGTAGCCCGCGCGCGAGAAACAGTGAATAGGATTAACGGATATCGGAGGTAGGTTGCTGATCAGCGATTCGGCTGATTCTGATGCGGTTGCTGATCCGTTATCGACATCGCTTGAAGCCACGGATTCCGTTGGTTCTGGCGATTCATCTGTTGGTTGTTGATGTGGTTGCTGATCTGGTTGTTCATCGGTTGCTGATCGTTTGGACGCACCATCCCAGTCCGCGTGTGGCAGCTGGAAAACCAAGGGTCCAATGGGGGTTACAGCACCGATGTTGATCAAGCGATCAACCAGCGAACGCACCTTCTGCCTGGTAGGGGATCCAGACTCGTGCCGCCCGCGCGTGGGAGCAATATACAGCTCTTCACGGAACATTTGCTCGCTCAATCGGCGAACGACACCAGATACACCGGTCCGGTAGTCCATAAACCGGCGGATGGCGCAGTACAGTTTGAACACGTCAGCTGGCTCATCGGCCAGCGCGCTCCACTCTGCGTCATTGATCTGGAAGGCGGGCATGCCCTATTCCTCGTCGTACAGCTGATCGACGTGCTGCACATGCTCCATCCAGCGCTTGGCCTGGTGGAGGATGGCTTCGATGTCGCTCTGGTTGAAGCAGCGCATCTCGGTCTGGACGATTTTCAGGTCAAGCACGGCAAGGATTTCGCTGAACTGCTGGAACTTCTCCGGCTTCATGCGGCTGATCGTCGCCTCATCGCAACCGACTGCAACTGCAACCGGCCCGTTTCCTACGGACGCAAGTCGCTGCATGAGAACGGCCATGTTCTTGCGTGCCCTTACGAGCTGATCCTGGCTCAATTGGGTCGTCGACATGATCAAGCCGCCACGTCATCGGCCCCGGCGAAGCGCTCGGGGTACAGGATGTGGATCTCGGTCAAGTCGCCTTCAAACACCTGAACCAGCTTTTCAGCCAGGACGGTGGAGGCCTTCTGTGCGCCGCGCTCGATACGGGAGAGGTTTCCCGAGTCAACGCGGTCGCCCAGGGCAGCCAGGCGGGCCGTTACATCGGCCAGCGTCCAGCTGCGGGAGAGTCGTGCTCGTTTCAACGGGGACATGGCATCTGCCTTCTGTAGGGATTGGTTCCGGCATCAGTTTGCGCATCACGCAAATAAAGCGCAAGAACAATTTGCGCATTGCGCTTTGCGCGTTACGCATCAGGACAGAAGAATTCACCGCCATGGAAATCGGACAGATCATCAGAAAGACGCGGAAGGCCAAGGGCTGGACGCTTGAAGAACTCGCCAACCGGATCGGGACTGATGCCGGTAACGTGTCGCGCCTGGAGCGCGGCCTGCAGGGTGCAAGCAAGGAACTGCTGGCCAAGGTACTGAAAGAGCTGGAGATCAGCTTGAGCCCATCGGGCCAGCTGGACGAAGGGACGAACATCGCCTCCACCCTGCAACCCACACGGAAACACAAGGAGTATCCGTTGATCAGCTGGGTGCAGGCCGGCGACCTCACAGAGTCGCCAAGCAACCTGGGGACAGACTACGAGTGGTTCCCCTCCCCCGAAAACGCTACCGATATCGGCTTCTGGCTCAAGGTACAGGGTGACTCGATGACTTGCCTGGGCAACCCTAGCTTTCCCGCCGGCTCGCTGATCCTGGTCAGGCCCGAGGCTGACGTGATCAATGGCAAGTACTACGTCGTGGAAATGCTCGACAGCGGCGAGAAAACCTTCAAGCAGTACGTGGAAGACGCCGGAATCAAGTACCTGCGCCCGCTGAATCCGGGCTATCGTACGATCGAGATCGATGGAAACTGTCGGTTCATCGGTCGGGTGATCGACACCAAGATGACCGGCCTTTGACGGAGGCGCTCATGCTCAAGCCTTTGAACACCCCTATCAAGCGCGCCGGCCTGGTCATCATGGTCGTTGGCCTGGCCCTCACCGCTATCGCCTTCTGGCGCATCACTGGCGACAACTACTACCTCAAGGGCGCATTCGGTGATTGGCTCGGTGCTATCCAGTTTAAGCAGCGTGCATTCCGTTTCTATTGGCCTGCTGCCTTGGGGTTCTACTTGGCGGTCGCCGGGCTGCTGCTCTCCTACCTCTATGAAACCACCACAGGCCGCCTGCTGCGCTGGATACAGCGCGGATAGACAAAAGCCCGCCCAAATATCCCGCCATTGAGCGGGATTTTTTTTGCCTATTCGCTCCGTTTTGCGCTTGACGCAAATAAAACTTTGCGCATAATGCAAACCATGACTTGCGCACTACGCAAAATTTGCGCAAGTCCTGGCAGCGAGCCGGAGCCTATCCGGTACAGGGGAAGCCTCACCCCGGGTGCGCAGCGTCGAGCACCGCATAAACGAGAGCCGACAGCATGCAGAGCGTGGTCGGCTGTTGGGCCCCAAGGGCCCCCGAACCAAGTCATCGCCCAGCCCGCAGGTGGCGTGTAACAGCGGCCCAGCTCCACGGAACATTTCACTTCTGCACCTGGTGACGGGTGCAGCGGGAAATCGACCGAGGATCATCCACATGAACACCAACTACACCGTCATCCGCCCGGATGGCACCGAACTGAACTTTCACATGGACCTGCCGGCAGCGCCCACGCTGCAAACGCTGCGCAGCCTGATCGTGCCTCACCTCGACGGCGGCGACCTCGAGCAGGTCGGCGTGCTGCACAACGGCAAGGGCACCGACATGTTCGTCGACGAGGAAGGCCTGCTGAAGCGCCTGCCCCGCAACGACAAGGCCACGGCCATTTACCGCGCCCACTACCTCAAGCAGAACCCGGGCGTTGAGCCCGAGCAGCTTGGCTTCATCGCAGGCACCGCGGTCATCTTCGATCGACGCGTCTGGTTCTGATTGCGCTGGCTGGCCTTCCACCGAGGGCCAGACGGGGAATCAATCGAGGGCTCCACCATGTTCAACCAAACCGCAAAGAAGGTATTCGACGAGAGTATCGACCGCGCACTTGCTATGCCGCCGGGCGACGTGGTGGCGGCCGAAGCCGAGCTGAATTACGCATCTGGCCTGGTCAGCTACGGCCTGTTCGCCGGCGATATCACCCACGAGCAGGCCGAACTAATGCACATGCGTGTGCGTGCAGCTCGCCAACGCCGTGTCGCCCTGCTCATCAGGAAGTCAGCAGCATGAGCGTCTATGACCGCTGGCTTGATCCGCCCGACCTGGAAGACGAGCCGGAACCCGAAGAAGATGCCGAGCCAGAAGACTACACATTCCAGGCCGGTGATTGGCGCTCGGATGAGCGCTGCATTCAACTGGAGCGCCGCTATGACCAGTAAGTGCCGGGGCTTCATCGCCCCAAACGCCCAACAGATGATCGAAGCCCTGCACCGCCAGGGCTTTGTTTTTTTTCGTGATCTGCCGCTGGGCACCACCATCCGCATTCGCCGCGGGATGTTCGTGGTGCGCTTTCCATGACCCAGGCCCAACGCCGGCGCCGCCACCTGATCTGGCGCGGCTCCCTTCAATCCCTCCTTGGTTGGGCAGGCTGGCTGACGCTGGTTGCCCTGGCCGACTTCATCACACGGTAGCAGCCATGTCCGTCACAACCATCCGGGCCTCTTCGTGGGGCTCACTGTTTGACTGTGCCTACAAGTGGGAGTACATCCACATCCTCAAGCACCGGTCGCCCAGCAGTGGCCGTTCGCACCTGGGTACGGCCATTCACGCCAGCACCGCGGCTTTCGACGTATCCCGCATGAACGGCAGCAACCTGTCGGCCTACGACACCGCCGAGCTGCTGGTGCACACGCTGCGCAATCCCGACCAGGACATCGACTGGAAAGCCGACAAGCTTACCCTGGCCGAGGCCGAGCGCATCGCCCTGCCCTTGCACACCCGCTACTGCAACGAGATCAGCCCGCGCTATGAGTTCGTGGCCGTCGAGCGGACCACAGAGCCGCTGGAGATCGACTGTGGTGGCGGCCTCATCGTTCGCCTGACCGGCCAGCTCGACCGGTCACGGATCTGCAAGGCCGGTGACGGCAAGGGTATTGCCGACGTAAAGACGGGCGGCGCTGCTGTCGTGGACGGGGTCGCCAAGACCAAAGGCCACTGGGCCCAGATCGGCACCTACGAAATCCTCGAAGAGCACACCACCGGTGAGCCCTGCACCGCCCCGGCCCACATCATCGGGCTCAAGACCAAGGGCAAGCCCGAAACCGGTATCGGCGAGATCGTCGGCGCCAAGCAAATGATGGTCGGCACCGAGGACTTCCCCGGGCTGATCCAGATCGGCGCCGACATGTTGCGCTCCGGCCTGTTCCCGCCAAACCCGCAGAGCTTCCTTTGCAGCGCGAAGTATTGCCCGCGCTGGTCCACCTGCCCTTACCACCAATGAGGTCCACCATGTCGCAACCCACCACCCTGGCGCAGATGCAGACCAGCGCTGTCGCCAAACCCAACGACGCCCCCATGTCGCTGCTGACCGGCCAAGGCTTCGACCAGATCCAACGCGTTGCCAAGGCCCTGTCTGCCTCCACCCTGGTGCCGGTGCAGTACCGCGCCTTCGCCGAGGTCAAGGAATACGGCAAGGTCGTCGGCCACAACCCGAACCCGGCCGGACTGCCGAACTGCATCGTGGCGCTCAACATGGCCCAACGTATGGGCGCCGACCCGCTGATGGTCATGCAGAACCTGTACGTGATCGAGGGACGCCCGTCCTGGTCCAGCCAGTTCATCATCGCCTCAATCAACAGCTGCGGCCGGTTCAGCCCGCTGCGCTTCGACCTCAGCGAGCCAGGCAAAGAGCAGGAGATCAGCTACAGCCTGACCGTCTGGAAGAAGGGCAACAAGGTCGAGGAAAACCGCAAGGCGAAGATCCGACACCAAACCTGCCGCGCCTGGGTGATCGAGAAGGAATCCGGCGACCGCCTGGATGGGCCACTGGTGTCTATCCAGATGGCGATCGAAGAAGGCTGGCTCACCAAGAACGGCAGCAAGTGGTTGACCATGCCAGAGATCATGCTGCGTTACCGAGCGGCCAGCCTGCTGGGCCGCCTGTATGCGCCCGAACTGCTGATGGGGCTGCAAACCCGTGAAGAGGTCGAGGACTACATCGACGCTCAGCAGGACGCCAGCGGCTCCTACACCGTGGACGTAAACGACCTCCGGAACAAAGAGCCGGAGCCACCGGCGATCATCGAAGGTGACGACGATGCAGGTGTGGTGGTTGACGACGAACCTTCAACAGAACAGGCAGAAGTGGTAACCGAAACCCCCAGAAAAGGTAAGAAAACTGCCGATTCTGTAAAGGAAACTGCCGAAAACGTCCAAGAAGAGCCGGAACCTGAACAGGTTGCCGACCCTGAGCCGGACGCCGAAGAAGATGCCCACCCGGGCGACACCAGCAACCTGCAGTTCGAGTAAGCCGCCATGGCCGCCCAGACCGTGGAAGAACTGTACGACCGGGTCGAGGAATTTACCTCGCTGCTCGCCGCCGCCGACCTCCACGCGTCGGGCGCCTGGGAACAAGAGTTCGTCGAAAACATGCGGGCCAGCTTCAAGCGCTATGGTCCGCGCACCCTGCTGACATTCACCCAGCAGAAAAAGCTGGAAGAAATCGCCAAGTACTGAGGATCCCCAATGAAAGCTGAACACAAAGAGTTCATCGACCGCGCTTACCTGCATGGCGTTTCGCCGATGGTCTTGGCGCACGAGCTGATGGTGCACGACCTGGTCGAGGCGGCGCTGTTCGAACTGCGCAACATCAAGATGCCGTTCCTTCGGTTGGGCGAGGACGATCAGCAGGAAGTGATCGACCGCATCACCGAGAAGGCGAGCGAAGTTGTGCGATCAGCGGTAAGCATCATTGCCGCCCGCGGCGCCACCACCATCGAGCTGACCATGAAAGAGGTGAAGTTCGATGCCAAGAAGCTGACCGCCACCGGAATCATCGACGCCAAGGCGCCGAACCGGAAAGAGCTGATCGACAGCGCCGGCCACCTCTGCCTGCTGGTGATGGCGCCGGATGACTACCACGAAGGCACAGATTTCGTGAAGCCGGAACGCGATCAGCATGAGCTGCCGCTGAGCGTGTCAGAGATCGTTTCGGGCATGGGCCTGGAGCGCCAGCGCGAGGAAGACGACCTGCCGGATGGGCCTGATTCGCTCTACGGCGAAGCGGTGTCCTTCGTACGCAGCACGCGCCGCGCCTCAATATCGGCGGTCCAGCGGCACTTGAAGGTCGGTTACAACCGCGCCGCTCGAATGCTCGAGCAGATGGAGGCCGAGGGCGTGGTAACGGCCATCAGCTCCAATGGATCCCGCGAAGTGATCGCCCAGGCCGAGCAGCAGCCGGTGGCCCAAGACGAAAGCGATGTTGTCGACGCCGAGTTGCCCGAGGACAGCATGCCGGTCAACAAAGAGTTCGGCTACTTCGACTACAGCGAGGCTGCGCAGATCGTCTCCCTGCACGGCCAGGTCATCGACGCAGCCTGGCTGCAGCGCCGCCTGAGCATCGACAGTGACCGCGCCGCCTCGCTGCTGCTGCGCCTGCTGGAAAGCAGCGTGATCCAACTGGAAGCCGAGGGCGATTCCTCGCTCGAACACTCTTACCGCGTCGTTGGCACCCTGGAACAGGCTGTCGACCTCAACCTGGAGTAATCCCCATGCACCTCGAACACATCTTCGTCGAGAACTTCCAAGGCCTGCGCAGCGCCAGCCTGGATCTGGCCACGCCGATCACCCTGGTGGCCGGCTTCAACGGTGCGGGTAAGTCGTCCTTGCGTGAGGCCATTGGCTTCGCCCTGGGCGGCTCCGGCCGCGTCCAGCACAAGAAGGACTACGGCAAGCTGGTCACCGAGGGCGAGAAGAAAGCCCAGATCATCGTGAGCCACGATGGCGCGGCCAGTAGCTTCTCGCTGCCCAAGGGCACCGCCGAGCGCCACAGCGTGCCGGGCGATGACTACCTGCCATTCGTGCTGACGCCCGGCGCCTTCGCTGCGCTGGACGAGAAGGCCCGCCGTGCCCTGCTGTTCAAGCTGACCAAGTCCAGCGCCAAGCCTGACGTTGTTGTGGGCATGCTGGCCAAGCGCAAGGCCAACAAGGACAAGGTCGAGAAGATCAAGCCGCTGCTGCTGAGCGGCTTTGGCGCTGCCCAGGAGCAGGCCAAGGCCTATGCCGCTGAGTCGCGCGGCGCCTGGAAGGCCATCACCGGCGAGCAGTACGGCAGCGAGAAGGCAGAAGGCTGGGTGTTTGAGGCGCCGGACAACATCGCCAACGCCGATGAGCGAGAAGAAGTCTTCAAGAAGCACGCGAAGGTGCAGCAGGACATCGAGAACGGCAACCGCTTCATCGGTGAGCAGGACGCAAAGCGCCAGGCAGCACAAGGCCTTGGCCAGCGTAAATCCGAACTGGAAGAAGCCGCCGGTCTGCACGACCGCGCTGTGGCAAAGCGCACCACCACCGAGCAGGACCTGGCCAAGCTGGAACAGCAATTGCCAGACCTGCAGGCCCAGTTGAAAGACCAGCAGGCCGGCTCTGGCGGCTGTGAATGCCCAGCCTGCGGTGTCGGGCTCAAGATCGTCGGCAGCAAGCTGGAGCTGTACCAGGGGCTGAAGCAGGACACTGCGGCAACCAGCACGCTGGCGCTCGATATCACCAACATGCAGCGCAGCGTCGAAATGCTGCGCCGTACCCTGCAGAACGACATGGCGGCGGTAGCCAAGGCCGAGGCAGCCCGCAACGAGCTGGCGCAGTTGGAAGGCCAGCAGGCCGAAGCCTTTGACCAGGACCGATACGACCGGTCCATCGAATCGCTCAACGCTCTGCGCAAGCAGGAAGGCGAACTGCGGGCCCAGTACAACGCGCTGTGCGAAGCGGCTGACGAAGCCAAGAACGCTGAGGCCAATACCCAGAAGGCCGCCGGCTACCACCTCGACGTTCTGGAATGGGTACTTATCGAAAAGGCCCTGGCCCCTGACGGTATCCCCGGCGAGATCCTGGCCGGGGCCCTGCAGCCGTTCAATGCCAGCCTGACCCGCACATCGAAGCTCACCGGCTGGCCAGTCGTGCAGGTGTCCACCGAAATGGAGATCACCGCCGGCGGCCGCCTGTACCAGCTGCTGAGCGAGTCCGAACAGTGGCGCTGCGACACACTGCTGGCCCTGGCCATCGCTGTGCACTCGGGCTTGAAGCTGGTGATGCTCGATCGCTTCGACGTTCTGGACCTGCCGGCGCGCGGGCAACTGCTCGGCATGCTGGTCAGCCTGGCCAAGGCCAACGAAATCGAAAGCGCCATCGTGCTTGGCACCCTCAAGGCCAAACCCGCCAAGCTCCCCCCGGAGATCAGCGCGGTATGGATCGAAGACGGTGTAGCCCAGCAAGACCAGCCAATGCAGCAAGCCAGCTGACCCCATCCCCAGCAAGACCACAGGCGCCTCCGGGCGCCTTCTTTTCGCCTACAGGAAACCCGCCATGTCCCAATTGATCTGCGTCTTCGACACCGAAACCACCGGCTTCCCGAACTTCAAAGCCCCCAGCGACCACCCAGACCAGCCCCACATCGTCGACATCTGCGCCCTGCTCTACACCCCCGAGGGTGAACTGGTCGACAGCTTCGAAGCCATGGTCCGCCCTGACGGCTGGAGCATCCCCAACGAAGTGTCGGTGATCCACGGCATTACCAACGAGATGGCCCTGGAGCACGGCATTCCCGAGGCGCTGGCCGTCGAAGGCTTCTTGAACATCTGGAACCAGGCCGGCCTGCGCGTGGCACACAACGTGTCGTTCGACGATCGCATCATGCGCATCGGCCTCAAGCGCTTCCAAGACCCATGGGTTGCCGAGTCCTACCGCGAGGCGCCCAAGTTCTGCACCTGCACTTCGACCACCAGCATCGTGAAGTGCCCGCCCACCGAGAAGATGATCGCCGCCGGCCGCGGCAAACAGCACAAGCCGCCAACCGTCACCGAAGCACTGAAGTTCTTCACCGGTGAGGACCTGGTCGGCGGTCACCGTGCCCGCCCGGACGCCGAGGCTTGCGCCCGCGTGTACTTCGCCCTGCAGGCTTACCAGTCGGTCGCCTAACCATCTTCACCTAGCGCCGGCCCAGCTGGCGCCACCTCTTCAAGGACGGCAGCATGCTGATCAAGAAAAAACTGACTCACTTCCACTTCTGCTGCGGCCTGGGCGGCGGCGCCAAGGGGTTCAACCGGGCAAAGCCCATCGTGGGCAACATGCAGGCCGAGTGGGAATGCATCGGCGGTGTGGACGTTGACCCGGCTGGCCTGGCCGACTTCGAACGGTTGAGCGGCGTCAAAGGCACGCTGATCGATCTGTTCACCCGTGACCAGTACATCCGCTTCCACGGCAAAGAGCCGCCACCAGGCTGGCGTGAAGCAACGCCTGAGGATATCCGGCGCGCCGCCGGCGGCCGCCGTCCGGACGCAGTGTTCATCAGCTCGCCATGCAAGGGCGCCAGCGGGCTGCTGTCCGAAAGCATGAGCCTGACCCCGAAGTACCAGGCCCTGAACGAACTGACGCTGCGCTGCATCTGGCTGTTCGGTGAGGCCTGGCGCGATGACCCGGTACCGCTGCTGGTGTTCGAGAACGTGCCCCGCCTGGCCAGCCGCGGCCGGCACCTGCTGGACCAGATCGGCGCCCTGCTCAGCCACTTCGGCTACGCCGTTGCCGAAACCACCCACGACTGCGGCGTCATCGGCGGCCTGGCCCAGAGCCGCAAGCGCTTCCTGCTGGTTGCCCGACATGTCGAGAAGGTGCCACCGTTCCTGTACGAGCCGGAGAAGAAGAGCCTGCGCGCCGTGGGCGACATCCTCGGCCGCATGCCGCTGGCCGGCGATATCGAAAAGGCCGGTCCAATGCACCGAGTGCCAGCCCTGCAGTGGAAGACCTGGGTTCGCCTGGCTCTGGTCGAGGCCGGCAAGGACTGGCGCAGCCTGAACGACCTGGCGATCGAGGATGGCTACCTGCGCGATCTAATCATTGTCCCGCAGTTCCGCGACGGCTTCCTTGGTGTGCATGACTGGCAAGAGGCAGCCGGCACCGTGGCGGCACGCAGCGGACCAACCAACGGCAAGTTCTCGGTGGCTGATCCTCGCGGCAAAGCCGGGGCCCTGCAGTACCAGCAGTACGGCGTGCGCCGTTGGGAGGACACAAGCGGCGCTGTCATCGGGGTCAAGAGCCCAGGACAAGGCACGTTCAGCGTTGCGGACCCACGGCGAGGCGGCGAGGGCTTCGGCAAGTACCAAGTTACGCCCTTCGGTGGCCCGGCAAACACCGTGATTGCGGGCAGCACCACGGGGCAAGGCGCCTTTGCCGTGCAGGACCCGCGCTATCACAACTGGCACCCTGGCGCGTCAAGCCGAAAGCTCAACGTGGTTGCCATGAGCCAGACCGCTGGCACCGTCACCGGATCACAGCAGGTGGCCAGCGGTGCCCTGTCGATCGCTGACCCGCGCCCGGGCATGCGCCGCAGCAAGGGTGATGCCTACCTTACCGGCGGTCACTACGGTGTGGTGCCCTGGAATGGCCAGGCCGGCGCCGTTTCCGCCAGTGCCATGCACGACAACGGGCGCTGGAGCATTGCAGATCCCCGCCTTCCCGAGGCCAACGACCGGCTCACGTGCGTTATCGAATCGCTCGACGGCACCTGGCACCGCCCGTTCACCACCCTGGAGCTGGCCGCGCTGCAAAGCCTGGTCGAACCCGAAGAGCAGCTCGAGCTGGACGGTCTCAGCGACCAGGCCTGGCGCGAGCGAATCGGCAACGCAGTACCGCCGGCCGCGGCGGAAGCAATCGCCCATGTGATGGGTACCACCCTGCTCCTGGCCGCCCAGGGCGAAACCTTCATGCTCAGCAGCATGCCGATCTGGGTTCGCCCGGTGGCCGTGGGTCTGAGCGTTTCCCAAGTCAGCAACTCCTGACCATGCCGCGCCAGGCGACTGGCGCTTGCTGGAGAACCCTATGGCAGAACATTGCATCCTGGTGGGCGACTGCATCCAGATGATGCGGACGCTGCCGGATCAGTCAGTGCACACCTGTATCACAAGCCCGCCCTATTTCGGGCTGCGGGATTACGGGGTCGACGGCCAGATCGGGCTGGAGGCCTCTCCGCGAGAATTCATCGACAGCCTGGTCGCCGTGTTCCGCGAGGTTCGTCGCGTGCTGCGGGACGACGGCACGATCTGGGTGAACATGGGCGACAGCTATGCCAGCAAGCCCAACGGCCCGCTGGGCGGCGGTGGGCACAAGACGGATGCGCCCCACGTTGCAGTTCGAACAGCGCACGCCAGGCGCTCAAGCCAGATACCAGGTGGTTTCAAGCATAAGGACTTGATGGGCATGCCATGGCGCTTGGCCTTCGCCCTGCAGGATGACGGCTGGTACCTGCGGCAGGATATTGTCTGGGCCAAGCCGAACCCCATGCCCGAGAGCGTGCGTGACCGCTGCACCAAAGCCCACGAGTACCTATTCCTGCTGAGCAAGTCGCCGAAGTACTTCTTTGACCAGGACGCGATCAGGGAGCCAGCAAACCTGACCGGGAAGGGATCTGCCTCGAGCTTCCGCGGAGGCGCCTACGTGGACGGGTCAACCTTCGATAACTCGAACAGCGGTACCCGGACGGTTTCGGGCAACGTGGTACCGCGCAACAACGGCGTTGGCTGGGGCCATGGCTATGATTCAGACCCGAAGCCGCGCACCGTGGGCAGCAAGCGCAACAGCTTCGCCAGGGAGACGAAGTACTCCGGCGGCGACCACGGCCAGACCGGGCAGCACAGGTCTGGCCGCGAAGACATCAACTACGACACCACCCGGAACAAGCGCAGCGTCTGGACGGTGGCCACAAACGGATTTAAGGGTGCCCACTTCGCCACCTTCCCGCCAGACCTGATCCGACCATGCGTTCTGGCTGGCTCACCGCGGGGCGGGATGGTGCTCGACCCGTTCGGCGGCGCCGGCACCACCGCTCTCGTAGCCATGCAGGAAGGCCGGCAATCGGTCAGCTGCGAGCTGAACCCCGAATACGCTGCTCTCGCTCGCCAGCGCCTCGACGCTGCCCGCGCGGATGGCGCAACCCAGATGGACATCCTCCGGGACGTCTGCACTGCTTAACCAACACAAGCAGGTAACCCATGAACCACATAGCCCAGGCGGCCCTTGACCGGGCCCGCTGCCCCACCCCTGCGCCTGCGCCAGCCCCGGCGTACTCCACCGAAACAGCTATCCGCCCCAAGCCAATACCGGTGCTGGTGGTGCACGGCCCCATCAACGAATACATGCGCCAGCAGGCACGCAAGGAAGCCACCGACACGGTTCTGGCCCTGCACCGCACCCTGGCAGCCACCAACGGCGTTGCCCTGGTGGTGGAGCAACTGAAGCGCACCGCCGAAGGCCGGCCCGCCAGCCACATCGCCGGTTACCTGGACGTCATTCAAATACTGGAGCAAGGGCAATGAGTAAGAACGAAAACTGTGCAATCTGCCGTGATCTTGGAAATGAGTGCGAACACTGCAGGCTACATCTGAAGATAAATACGGCAGACCCAGTCGCGGTACGCGAGTACTACGATGGCTGCACCCACATGGAGTTTTCGCCCCCGCCGTTCAAAATTGCGTTCTACAGAGACGGCGTAATACTTGGCTCGCTTACCGAAACTGACGACAACAAGCTGGCTTTCGTTGGAAATGCCGACGAATCAGCGAAAGTTTTCTGGGAATGCATTTCAAACCAATGGCCGCTGTCCCAGCGCCTGGAAGCTCTTCAGGCTCAGCAAGAGCCAGTAACTACCAGTGATAACAGGCTCATGAGCATGCCTGCCGAGCAGCACCAGGGAGATCCGGTGGCTTGGCGCTACCAGACTCACCCCGGAGGCCTGTGGTATTTGTCGAGCAGCGAGTACAACGCACGCTTGTACGAGAACACCGGCGAAGGCTCCAAGGTGGAACCGCTATACACCCACGCCGATCATGGCGAGGTTGAGCGGCTGAGAACCGCTGTTGAACTTGCCGAAAGCGAAGCGCTGTCGGCGATAGTCGAACGGGATGACCTGCGTGAGCAGCTGGCCGAGCGGGATGCGCTGCTGCGGAAGATAGTCGATGCCCGCTCTGAAAATGAAATGCTCAAGGCGGTGGATGAAGCGGAAGCGTTTCTGCGTACCACCCAAAGAAGCACGGAAGAAACCGGACGAAGTGATCTTGTCCATCGTGGCCCACCGGCAGCGACGACAGAAAGCCTTGTTCACTACGGACAGCCAGCCGCAGTAATGCCTGCCAGCGCAGAGCCAAGCGCTCCTACGTACCCGCAAGTCCGAATGGTGCGAGCACATAAGCACACATGTGCGCTTGTTCAGCCAGGATCGAGCGCCGGAGCTATCTGCGATTGCAGAGCGGTTATCGACGGCCACTCGGTGGAGGTCTTGCCCAACGATCCGGCTGAGCGCGATGAGCGGGAGGCGTTTGAGCGTGTTTTCGTCGTTCAAGAGGGGGTGTACTTCTCTCCAGAGCGCAAGGAATACCGCTCGATGAATGGCCGCACTATCGAGGAAACCGACTCCATTGACTTGAACCTTCGGCTCTCGGGCTGGATGGCCCACGCCGCCCTGTCAGGATTCAAGCCCACCGTGCTCTCCAAGTGCGTGCTGTGCGACCAGCTGCAGGCTGATATCACCGAACGAGACGAGCTCATAGACCAGCTGCGCAGCGGCTATGTGTTCGAGACTGGCCCCTACCAGGTAGAGATGAGCGAGGACCAATGGCATGCGGCTCTCGGTGTCTTCGAGAACTACAACATGGGTGACGACAAACACCTGGTCTTCCTGGAAGAGCAAGGCCGCGGGTTGATCAGCGAAATCCTGATCGAGATTGGCGTAGCCCGGGCGCCTGATGCAGACGAGGTGGCGGAATGAAACAACGTCCAATCCTGTTCAGCGGGCCGATGGTCCGCGCCATCCTGGAAGGCCAGAAGACTGTTACGAGGCGCGCAGTAAAGCCACAGTTCATGAGCGCCCCGGTTGATGTTGTAGACGGCGTTCCGAGCTGGGACCGTCCAGCACAATATGCCGGCGAAGTAACGATGAACACGCAGCATGGAAAACCATGCCCATACGGCAAGCCTGGCGACCGCCTATGGGTACGTGAGACTTGGCTGGAAGACCCCGAAGATGACGGTACTTGGGCCTACACCCAGTACATGGGCTGCAAAGGCTCGCCACTTTCGGATATCCCCAAGCGCTTTCAGAAACCAGACCACTGCATTTTCCGCGCGGACTGGAACGGTCCAGAAATGCTTTGGCGTCCAAGCATCCACATGCCCCGCTGGGCCAGTCGAATCCTGCTGGAAGTCATCGATGTTCGCGTCGAGCGCCTGCAGGACATAAGCGAGGATCAGTGCATAGCAGAAGGCATAGAGGGATGTGTTCCTGGCTGCCAAAGCCCGTACGACGGCGATGGTGCACCGGAGTGCGACTGCATGAACCTCAGCTATGAAGAGTCATTTCAGGCTTTGTGGACCAGCATTAACGGCGCCAAGTCGTGGTCTGCCAACCCGTGGGTCTGGGTCGTCGAGTTCAAGAGGCTCCAGGCATGAAGCACACCACCGTCTTCTGGTGCTGCCTCACCGCAGCAGCCTTTGCCTTCCTGATCGGCGTGGTGCTCACCATTTACGCCACCAACCACCGCGTTACCCAGGCCGATGACCAGCACCCGCCACCTCCCGCCGGCGACCAGTTCGACGAAGGACCCGTGCTGGCCAGGCTGCCGGCCGCACACCTTGCTCCTGTCCGCTTCATTTTCTGAACCCACCATCAATCAGGCCCGCCGAAACGAGCGGGCGTGGAGAGCTATTGCCATGAATACCGCGTTCCTGCTGATGGCCCAGTACAACGGCCGTGCCATCATCCCCATCGACCTTGTCTGCAAGGACTTCTTCGATATCACCCCGACCAAGCTCAAGGCCAAGGTGGCCCGGGGCGAAATCAACCTGCCGCTGGTGTGGATGGAGTCCAGCCAGAAAGGCGCACGCGGCGTGCACCTGACGGACTTGGCCGCCTACATTGACGACCAACACGCCAAGGCCAAAGCCGAGCAGGACAAGCTCATGGGGCGAGGCCAGCGGCGAGCCTCTTGA